ATTTTGATTTACAGATCAATGCTCCAACATACAATGCAATTAAGTATTATCACACAGACTTTCCTGACAGAGAAGGTGTAATTTATTTTGATGACGACACTGTTACTACCAATATAAAAGTTACAAAAAACAATGAAGAATTCACAGCTTATACACTGAACAACAATTTACTAAGCATCACTAGTGGATTAACAGAAGGCGATGTATACGACATTACCTATTACAGTGACAGTAAACTAGAAGGTCCTGTAGATGGACATTTTTTACATGCGGATACTCATGTTTACAATCCACAAAATAAAATTCTAAGTGAAGGTAGTTTTGGCGATTTGGTTGCTCACATGAAAGATCAAATGCAAAACATTCCAGGATTTGAAGGTGAATATTTTGGTGACAACAATTATGACATGCTTCCTCATGTACACCAATTTGGTGGTACTATTAGACAGCAAGCATTTAGTACTGAATTACTAGGTCAAACAAGTTTAGATATTGATACAGATGTATTCAGTGCTTTAAAATTTAGTGCGCAACAGTACAGAGCATTTAAAAGTCAGTTTGCACTCAAAGCACAGCAACTAAACAATAGCTTGGATATCAGTATTCCGGTACATGAACTTGTAGATCGTGTACTAAAAGATATCAATGTTGGTAAAAATGCAGACAGTAGCTTTGCTAATAGTAACATGGCAATGTACAGAGATTATGAAAGTGAAGACTTTTATTGGACCAATAGCACTACGCCAGTGTTTACACTGCCAGAAACTATCAACACATATGACGATGCAAAAAATCATTTACAAGTTTGGTTACTAGAAGACAATGGTTCTGGAACAGACGTTTGGAAATCAATGATCAACGATGTTGATTATACATTAACTGAAACACAGATTACTGTTAACAAAACAGTTGTATTCCCGAGTAGTGGGCAGGCACGTATTCATGTTCGTTGGTATCCGCAAAATGCTGTAAGTTTTATACCTAGCAGTGCAGTTAAGTTGGGCTTGGTTCGTCCTTACACACCTGAAATAAGATCAGATTACAGTCTTGATAGTACAAGCACTGCTACTGACAATGTTATTATTGGACACGACGGTAGTGTACACAAACGCAGAGGTACAGAGCTATACAATAGAGCCGCAGCAGGTTTTGATGCTGTGGATGCTGCCCTGTGGGATTTAGAACTTAGAATTTACAACAACTTATTAAGCGAGTTTAACAACATCTGGACATATCAAAGTGCTATGCCAAATGCAAGTAGAAAGTCGCCTAACAGTTGGGATGACATGACACAAGCTCTGTTACCAGAATATAATAAATGGAAAGTTCGCAACAACAAATTAGATTTCCAAAGTTCAACATACTTTGATGTTGCTGACTATTTCACTTACAATTATAAAACTGTAGGCCCGCAAATTGGAGGCTGGAGAGGTCTTTACACTTATTATTTTAACACAGACAGACCTCACACACATCCTTGGGAGATGCTAGGACACAACACTAAGCCAAGTTGGTGGGATGCAAACTACAGCTGGACAGTACCTGCTGAACGTACAGCACTTATTCAAGCACTCAGAGAAGGTCACTACAACGATCCAGCAGATGCTGTTCCCAAGTACAGTAGAGACTTGGCAATTACTAGACTGATTTACGATTTTGATGACGGCGGCAACAACATATTGGTAACAACTACTGGTGTACTAAATGATCCAGTTACAGCGGATCTAGTGCCTGCACCAAATGTTACTTTTGCTGCAAAAGATTTTGAATTTGGAGATTGGGGTCCTGTAGAAGCAGAATGGCGTAGAAGCAGTGAATATAAAATTACACAGTTTGTTGCATTGATGAGAACCAGACCATTATGGACTATAAACACTTTCTTCACAAGCAATAAACGTGCTTTGCTGAGCGAAGTAGGATACGATGACACACAGTGGATTTATACAAATACACAGTTCTTAGGAGATCACACACAGCCAAGACTAAGTTCTACAAAATATGAAGACAGTATTTTAGAAAGTGTCAGAGTAGTAGATGGCGGCAGCGGATACACCAGTGCTCCTAATATTACTGTGTATGATAACTTTGGCTCAGGAGCTGAAGTAACTGCTTTTATTAATAACGGAACAATTACAGGTGTAAGTGTTAATAATCCGGGTAAAGAATACTATAATAAACCTAGCTTAATAGCTAATACTGGAACTCCTGTTCTTGAAGCAATATTAGGCAATGATGCTAAAAAGTATTTTATTGGTTTGAGTAACGCTATAGTAGAGTTTGCTCAGTACAATAATACTACCATTGATCAACTGAAAGAAAGATTTGAAAATTTAGATTACAATCCGATGATTAAAGCTGGCGGCTTTATCAATATTAATAATCAAAAATTTGTACTAGAGAGCAGTCAAGACAAAGGCTCCACTGTTATACCAGAAGAAAACTATAGCAGTATTCTTTACACAAGTAAACCTAATTTAGAAGTGTTCTTTGGTGGGGTAAAAATTACCAAAGATAGCGGACGCTTTGTTGTTGAAGGCTTTGACAACAGCAATCAGTATTTCAAGTACAACAAGCCAATTAAGAGCGGTCCAAGTGTAACTGTTAGTGAAGAAATTCCTATGATCAGATATAAAACTTTTGAAACAACAGAAACAGTTTTAAGTTATAGAAGTACACTAAACACCGAACAAGATGTTTATGATTTCATTCATGGTTACAGTAACTATCTTCAAACTCAAGGATGGCAGACTGATTGGAGAAGCGTAGCTAGCCAATTTGTTTACTGGGCTGCTGTCGACGGCACTGGTACAGAAATTACACTGATGCCAGATACACAAAAAATTGAAATTGCAGACGGTGACAGAGGTTATTACGATACACTGAACAATCGTTATGATGGAGTTTATAACATTGTCGGAGCCAACGGAAAACAAATACTTCCTAATCGTGTTCTTATCAACAGAGAATTAATGAACACAGATAATCCTAAAACCAGTGTACAAATCACTGACAGTGAAGACAGCTTGTACGGACTAAGATTGTACAAAGTTGAAATCGAGCATGCTGTTGTTTTTGATAACAGCACAAACTTTGACGATGTAATTTACAAACCAGAGTTGGGACAACTACACACAAGAATCAAGTGGAAAGGTAGTAGAACAAAAGATTGGAATGGTAAATTATATTCTCCAGGATACTTGATTACAGACAATACAATTGTACAAAACTTTGACACTACAGCTAGAGAACTGGATCAATATTACGGATCTGCAAATGCATTGGGCAATCAAAGCATTGTAAATGTTGCAAGATTTAACAGCGGGTACAATAAACCAGACTGGGCAACTGATCTTAAACTAGACGACGATACTGCTTTTGAATTTGTTAAAGGCACTAAAAAATACAGAGGCACACGTTTTGCACTAGAAGCCTTTATGAGAAATAACCAACTGTTTGGTGCTTCTAGTACAGCGGAACTTTACGAACAATGGGCTGTTAGAACAGCAGACTACGGTGATATTCGCAGTAGAGACACAGTTGAATTTGAGTTGACTAAAGATTTGTTAATTACAAGTCCACAACTTGTTAGATTCCACGAAGAAGAAGTAAACGATGTTTTAACTGATATCACTGTAGACATTGACAGCAACAGTAATTTACTAGTAACGGGCAGCACAGTAGATGTGTTTGATACTAGAAATCCTAAAACATATTCTAGTACACTGCTCAATATTGACGAAGAAAAAGAGTTTGCAGATGACTTTATTACAGCAGGACTACCGCTAACTAGCGAAACTGATTATAGAGTTATCAACAGACAGGATCTGTTTGTTTTCCCAGAGCCAGCTAAAGAAGATTATAACTTTGCTGGAGAATGGCAAAACATCACTAATTGGGACAATAGAACAGCCTACAAGTACAATGATAAAGTTCTACACAAAGGTCGTGCATGGGCTATGTTAGATCCTGATGGAACAACAGGACTTACTAGACCTAATGATCCTATTGTTGTAACAGGAACAGTTACACTACCGACAGTGCCAAGTTCAGGTGAAACAATTATTATTGACGGTACTACAGTTAATTTAACCAAAACATCAACATCAACAAACTTGAATGTGATCAATTTGGTTGCTACAAACGATATCGCTAGTACAAATGTAGTGGCACACGGAACAACACTGATACTAGGCGAAAGTCAAAGTTCAGCTCAAACCGTTACATTTGATAATGTTGTCACAACTATTACATATCCTGACATTGATAAAATTGGTACTGTGGTTAATCCAACCATACAAGGTAGTAACAGTGCTGAACTCACAATTGATGGCACTACAGTGGTATTCAATGATACTGTGGGAACTACTCAAAATATCACAGCCCAAGCAGCATTTGAAAATGCGTTTAATGCTAGTTGGATACAAAACACTGCTAACATAAGTGCAGAAGCAGTTAATAGAATTGCTGCCTGGGAAAGTTTGAGACTTGGATTCTTAGGTGTACAAACAAGCGCACAATGGGTATCTTTCTTAAACAACTACTTTAGCAACAGTGACAGTGGATTAGAAATAAGTGTACTGCTAACTGAATACAATACAAGTCCAAGTTATGCTGCACAGTTAGAAGGTGTCATCACAAATGATGTTACTATTATCAATAACATATTGGGAACTAATTTTGATGCTGCACAAGTTATTGCTGGAACACAAACAATTACACCTGCACAAATTTCAAGTGCGCAAAGCAGCTTGGCTAACGGAACGTTTATAACAGATATTAAAAATTGGCTTGTTAACAATCCTGGTATTCCGTTTACTATCAACACTATTGTTGCAACACAAAGCGGCACTACATTCCAACAGTATACCCTTACTGATATCGTTAACAAAATTACAAGTGCTGGTATACCAAACATCACAGCTAGTGCAGATGCTAATAGACTAAAGATTACTAAAACAACTACAACGCCTAGCAATCCGTTTAGTTTAACAATCAGTGCTGCGGTAAACAACAGTGATGTTGGCTTTGGAGCAACAACTGAAACTATCAACAGTAATCCACAAAGCACAATTACTACACCAAACTTGACTATTGTTGAAGTTGTTAATCAAATCAACGCTGCTGGTATTACTGGTATTACTGCGCAAGTCAATGCTTTAAACACAACACTATTACAAATTAACTGTAATTTAGATCAATTGTATGTAGGAACAGGTACTGCAAACAGTACAATAGGTTTAACAACAGGTATCACACTTGCTGGTACAACAACCAGTCAAGTAGCTGTGGTACTAACTATTACAGATATTATTACACAAATCAACGCTGCTGGTATTACTGGTGTAACAGCCAACAACAGTAATAACAAATTGCAGTTGACCAGCACACAGCCAACAATGGTAATTGGTGCAGGAACAGCTAATAGTACTGTTGGTTTAACTGCTCAAACATACAGTGCTACACAAACAACTATTAGAAACGTGTTTGATGCACTGGTAGATGCACAAGGCAATCCTAGCTTTATCAAAATGGATAATGATCCTAACATCTTTAGTATTTGGGTAGCAGACAACAGTGAACAAAATAATTTTAACCAAGGGTATGCTGTTTTCCAAACCATGGACTTTGGCATGCACATTACCAATGCATGTGCAGGTATTACATCAACTGACAATGCGCAGATTACTATTGCAAGACAAGACGGTGATATACAAGCACACAATCTTCAAGTTGGAGATTATGTGTTTATCAGAGGAAGTACCACTGTTCCTAATATAGACGGTATTCACAAAGTTGTAGACACAGACTCATCTCACATTTATATTGATGAATTTATTGAGCAAGAAGGCGGTACAGGAAACATTTATCCTATGAGAAATGTTAGATTCCCAAGTTACAGTGCATTGCTCAACGCAGCAACTCTTCAAGATTCTGATACTGGCATGTACTATTACAACTTTTCAGGAATTAGGCAAAACCAGACACACTCACCAATATACGCATTTGTTGATAATGACGGTACTGGAGTTCCTGGAGTTTACTATTGGTCAGGTACTTGGAATGATGCAACAGGACACACCGGAGGACAATGGGTTCTGAAACGCAATGGCATTAGACAAGCTAAAACTAGATTGATAGAAAATATTAAAGTTTATGATGCAAAACGCAAAAGCACTATTGCTCAATTGGAAACATGGGATCCTGCTAAAGGTGTTGTACTAGGAATTATCAAAGATGAAATAGATTTCATTGTTACTGCTGACGTTGCAACTTACAATTACAACACCATAGACGGAGAATCAACTACTACTCATGCCTGGGGTGCTGCACAAGTTGGCAAGCGTTGGTGGAATCTCAACACCAGTATTTGGCTAGACTACGAACAAGGCAGTGATGACTATCAGCAAAACAACTGGGGAAGATTGTTTGATGGTAGTAGTATTGATGTTTATGAATGGACTCGCAGTCCAGTACTGCCTGAACAATGGCAAGAAGCAATCAACAGTAAAACAATAGTTGACGGTGTAGCTGCTTCTGGCGAAGTGTATTACGAATTGATCGATGGAGAAGCATTCTACAGCTGGTGCGAAGAAACTTATTACAACAACAGTACTAAACGCACAGAAACATACTACTACTTCTGGGTTAAGAACAAAGAATCTTTTGCTGGGCAACGTGTTTACAACACCAAACAACTGGCTGTGTTAATTGAAGATCCAACTGCGTTTGATGTAAGTTGGGCAGCTGCCAGTGGTAAGGATTTGTTGTTGTTAGGTAACGTAAACAAATACATTACTACAGACAGTGTGGTTCAAATAAATCGTATATACGAAAGCAACAGTAATCCTCTTAACGAATGGACATTGATTTCTGAAAACGATCCGGATGATGTTATTCCAGAATACATGCACATTAAGATGCGTGATAGTCTAGCTGGATTTGACAACTATAGACAAAGATATAGTTACACTACTTGGGCAACCGTTACTGCTTACAGTAAAGATGCAGTTGTACAAGAAGGCGCAGATTATTACATTAGTTTGACAAGTAACAATCAAGGCAATCAACCAAGCCTTGACACTGCACAAAGCTATTGGAGTAAAATTTACAACTACACATTGCCTCCCGAAACACAACAAGATGACATTGATGTGTGGAGAGGACAAATGGTTCCGGATTTAGATTTACATCCATACAACAGATACGGTCATTTAGTAAGACCAAGACAGAGTTTGTATAGAGATCTAGAACAAGCAAGACAAAACTGGGTTGACACAGTGAACAGACTGCTAGCAGATATTGCTGTAGTCAATGAAGTTATCAATTGGGATAGTGTGTTTAACTATACTTTCGTAGAAGGCACAGTAACTTATAGTATGAAGCCATATTGGAGTTGGGTAGACTGGAGTGTTCCAACTTATCAAAAAGGAACTGTAGCTGATAAAACACTGAACGACATGACAGAATTGCTAGAGATACAAAGCGAACCTGACGGAACTTATGTGTATGTAAGAAACATAGTACACAGCGACGGTATCAACAGACCAGAAATGTACTACTACGAAAATGGAACGCCAACATTGGTTTGGAAAGCCAAAGCAACTGTAAAACTAAGTGAAGAAATGTGGAATCAAAGCAAGTTTGGACACGGCTTTGATGCAACAGGCTTTGATATTATGCCTTGGGACACAGGAAGCAGCAATATTATCAGTAAACTGTTTGACTTGTTGAGAACAAAAGTATTTGTAGGAGATCTACTGTACAAATACAATAAACTTTGGTTCAGTTGTTTACATCAAGCAGTGGTACAAAATACAACAGATGACTTTGCATTCAAAACTACTTACGTTAAATTAAAAGTAAGTCATCCTATGCTATTGAACAGAGATACGTATGAAAGTTATGACATTACGCCTGTAGAAGATTTCTTCAGCGATATTAAACCTTTCCATACAAAATTACACACCAGTGTTAGAAGTGTAGATCATACTGAAGCTAATTTAATAGAAGTAGAAGAAACAGAACGCAATACATATATCGAAATGCGATACAATGATCATAGCTTTAGAGAATGGGAAGGTGATATAGTATTGCTAGGTGGAGACTTCAGTTCGATAAGCCTAGGCGTTGGCAATACTGATAGTATGGAATTCACAACTATTGACAATGATATAGAATACATATATAATGGTAATAATTTTGATCAACCCCATGAAGAAGGCTGGGGTGACGAGCTTTATCCAGTTGACTATACAGAAAATATTAGTATTCTTGTACAGACTAACAACGTTAGCTTAATCGAAAATCCAAACACGAGATCATTTAGAATTAATATGTATATGCCACAGAATATTCAAAGAAGCACAGTAATTGAAGACAATAAGAAAACTACCACTACTGCGAATATTCTAGCAACAGATACAACTGTTCCAGTTGATGCAGTTAACTTAGCAAACTTTGCTGATTATGGTGTAGCATGGATAGGAAGTGAACGTATCGAATACAATGCTAAAGATTCTGATAATTTGTTGTTTGTACAAAGAGGAACACTAGGAACACCTGCACAAGACCATGATTCAGGTAGTGTAGTAGCAGAAGCTAACAGTCGTATTCCAACATTAGACAGATTTGCACACTACGAAGATAATTTAAGACTGGCTTACAATGATAGTGGTGTAAGCCTTGCTGATCCAGCTGGGGGGATTACCCCAGAACATGCTTTCATTAGAAATGCAGGGCAAGGATCGATATAAATACTACAAATGGAAAAGAGCTATGAGTTTAAACAAAATTGAAACACCACTAGTTGAAATTGAAGGGCATATCAAAATTTGGGATCCTGATTCAGGTGAGGTGCTGGTTCGCAGACGTAATGCTGTGAACTTTGAAAACATGAGCATTGCTATTGCTAATTTGTTAGCCAATAGCAGTGGCAGTACCGGTACTTACGAAATTAGTACTATGCGTTTTGGCAACGGCGGAACTAGTATTGACGGCTTAGGCGCAGTCACATACAAAGCAACCAACACTAACAGTGCAAGTGGAGCACTTTATAACGAAACACACACTCAAGTAGTAGACGATGCTATTACAGCTTCTAGTGACAACCAAGTTTTAGCTAGTCATTCTAGCCCAAGTAACTATAGCGATGTTACAACTACGTGTACACTAGACTATAGTATTCCAGCAGGTCAAGATTTAACAGACACTGCAACTAACATGGATGACACATACGTCTTTGATGAACTAGCTCTCTATACAGCCAACAACGATTTGTTGACTCATGTGATTTTTCACCCAGTGCAAAAAAGCGCAAACAGAAAAATTCAAGTAGTATACACACTAAGGATAAGAAGTTCGTTCTCGGACTTATAATAGGAAAATAAGATGCCATATACAATAGATTATAATGATCCAGGAAAATCACCAATAGTAGTAAATGATGGTACAGTAGATACTAGTACTAGTCTTTCTCTGATAGGTAAAAACTACACAAGATTTGGTGAAATCCTAAACGAAAACCTGCTGTCACTGTTAGAAAATTTTGCTGACGGCACAGCACCAAACAATCCAACTGAAGGACAACTTTGGTACGACACAAGTACAAGTCGTTTAATGCTTTATGATAATGGGCAATGGTATCCAATTGGTGCGCCAGCTGGAACTACACGTATCGAGTATAGACAAAGATTAGATACACTTGGAGTATATCACTGGACAATTGAAACTATTGTGGATGATAACATTGTTAGTATTATTGTAGATGACACAACAGCCTGGATACCAGCACCAACAGAATTTTTAGAAGATGGTGTTACAGCTCTAAGTACTCAGTTTCCAACTATTCAAGCAGGCATCAATATGAATACCACAACTGATTACAAATTTAGAGGTACTGCTACTAGTGCTGAATATGCTGACCTTGCAGAACGTTACGAAGCTGATGAAGCATACGAAGCAGGTACAGTTGTGCGCTTAGGCGGCACACATGAAATTACACAAACTCTACAAACAGGAGATCCAGATGTATTTGGTATTGTTAGTACAGCACCAGGTTTTGAAATGAATGCAGGCGCAGGTACTGATGCTACACATCCATTTGTAGCACTAGCAGGGCGTGTTCCTTGCAAAGTTGTAGGACAAATTACAAAAGGGGATAGACTAGTTTCTAGTGCATATGCAGGAACAGCTAGACGAGCTGATCCCTCAGAATTAGATGATTACAGAAAGATAATTGGTAGAGCTCTTGAATCAAAAGATACCGATGATCAAGGTATAATTGAAGTAGTAGTAGGAGCGAAGTAATGCCGCAAACAGTGGGCCAATTAGCCGAAGCAGCACACTATAACGCAGTAGCGGAAGTTGTCAACAAAATCTTTGGCGACAAATACCCATCTGCATTAGTGACAGATGCTAACAGAAAAGCCACACATAAATTTGGTTGGGGTGCTGTTAACATTGCTGATGCACTAACACAAGGCACACTTATTACTGCTGATAGATTACAGACAATGGTAGATCATACTAATGTTAGTATTGATCATATCAATGTAACAGATAGTATATTGGTATTTGCAGTTCCAATTGGTAGAACTGGAGTTACAGCAAATACACCGGTGAGAGCAGAAGATCTTAATTTAATTGAAACTAAATTTAATAATACCATACTTGTTAATGATAATCATGCATATGTAGATCCCACTGATGCTAGTTTATTACCAGCTACACCGCTGAGCGGATCATTATACAGAAGAATAACACCTTGGACTAATAACCTGACAGGTGAACATAAATTTATATTCAATGATTATACACATGCAAGACACTTTTTCAATGGTGGCGGACAGCTACAGCTATTTTTAGAAATGACTAGTGGATGTACAGCAGGTTATTTTAATTGGGCAGATATTATCAATGAAGTTGGCACCCTAGTATTTGACTGGAATACACTTTATCAAAGTGAAGGTTATACCACAGCAGGTAACAGTGCTAACAAAGGATTTTATGATTTGACAGATCGTTACGGTGATGGCAGTGACCTAGACGGCATAGTAGATGATGAAGGCTTACTGTTTACTAGTGCAGGTGTTACGATAAATGCTCCAAGTGGATATGGATATGGATATGGTTATGGATAT